TCAGGGTTCACAGGCTTGTGGCTGAAGCTTTCATTCCGAATCCTGACTGCTTTCCGATAGTGAATCACAAAGACGGAAACAAGGAAAACAACACTGTTGAAAATCTTGAATGGTGTACGCAGTTAGAAAATGTTGAACATGCATATATCAATGGATTTTCGACAAGGAATGTTCCAAGGCCTGTTAAGTCAATTGACATGCATGGAAATGTTCAATACTTCACATCACAATGTGATGCAGCAAGAAAGACAGGTGCTGCACAGCAAAACATTTCACTGTGTTGCCTTGGAAAAATCAAGAGTGCAGGGGGTTATGTATGGCAATTCACAGAATGACATTCGACAGCAAGGAAGAATGGTTGAAGCACAGAACAAGAATTGGTGGTTCGGATGCGGCCTGCATTTTGGGGATGAATCCTTGGAAAAGCAATATTGAATTGTGGTTAGAAAAGACCGGACAGGCATCTGCACCGGATATTTCAGATAAAGAGGTTGTGAAATATGGTGTTGCTGCGGAACCATTGTTGCGTGAACTGTTTGCATTGGACTTCCCGGAATATGAAGTGGAATATTTCGGTGACAACATGATCCTGAATGATGACTTTCCATTTGCTGCTGCTTCACTTGATGGTGAATTGACGGAAAAGGCAACAGGCAGAAAAGGAATCCTTGAAATCAAAACAACCAACATCCTGCAATCCATGCAGAAGGAAAAGTGGAATCACAGGATCCCGGATAACTACTACATACAGCTGCTGCATTATTTCATGGTGACGGAATTTGATTTTGCGATCCTGAAGGCACAGCTGAAATCGGAATTCAATGGTGAAATCTATTTGCAAACAAAGCACTACAAGATCGAAAGAACAGAGGTTGAAGAAGATATTAAGTTTTTGGAATCTTCAGAAAGAAAGTTTTGGAAGCAGGTTCAGGACCGGAAAAGGCCTGATCTGATTCTTCCGGGAATATAAGAAAGGAGTGTGACATGCCAAAACTGATTGATTTGACCGGGCAAAGGATTGGAAGGCTGTTTGTGGTTCAAAGATGCGGATCCCAAAACGGTCATGCAACTTGGTTGTGCAGGTGTGATTGCGGAAACGAAAAAATCATAAGCGTTTCATCGTTAAAACAAGGAACACAAAGCTGCGGTTGCCTGTGGGTGGAAGCAATAAATAATTGGAATCAGAGTGAAGAAAAGAAAAAGGTAACAGCATCATTGAAAACAACACACGGTGGCAGGGGATCCCGGCTTTATAGAATTTGGCGAGCAATGAAAACAAGGTGCAGGAATTCAAATGTTCCTTGTTTCCGGTATTACGGTGGCAGGGGCATCCGGGTTTGTGATGAATGGGAAGGCAGTTTTCAGGCCTTTGCAGATTGGGCAATACAGAATGGATATGATGACAATCTGACTATTGACCGGATTGACAATGATGGAAACTATGAACCTTCCAATTGTAGGTGGGTGACAATGGCAGAACAGAACAAAAATAAAAGAAAAAGGAGTTGACGAAGATGGAATTAAGAATCAAAGAAATCACGTTTCCGGAAGTGATAGATTTTAATTTTGAAGAGTTAAAGCAGGAAATCAGTGATCGTGTTGAAATGTACCGGAACTTGGTATACACGGATGATCAAATCAAACAGGCAAAGACGGACCGGGCAAATTTGAACAAATTTGTCAAGGCCCTTTCAGATGAAAGGATCAAGGTGAAGAAGCAGTGTTTGCAGGCTTATGAACCGTTTGAAGCAAAGGTGAATGAACTTTCTAAAATTGTGCAGGATTCGATTGCTGCGATTGGCACACAGATTTCCGACTATGAGGAAAAGCAGAAGCAGGAGAAATTGGAGAAAATCAAGGCATATTGGCATGAAGTCCTTTCGGCTGACAAGGTTCCGGAAGCTGTCACATTCAATCAGATTTTCAACGAAAAGTGGCTGAATACTTCCGTTTCCCTGAAGTCCATACAGGAAGAAATGGATTCCCGGTTGGAGCAGATTGCAAAAGACCTTGCCACACTTTCAAATTTGCCCGAATTTGGCTTTGAAGCACAGCAGGTATATATTTCTACACTTGACATGAACAAGGCCATTGCTGAAGGTCACAGGATGTCAGAGATAGCAAGGGCGAAGGCTGAAAGAGAAGCAGCAATGCGGAAGATCGAAGAAGAACAGAAGGCAAAGGCACAGGCTGCTGAAGCAGAACAGATTCCGGGGCAGGTGGAATTCACTGATTCAAAGTCATTTGATGCTATTGCTGAAGAAGCAAAGCCTGCAAGACAGTGGGTGAGGTTTCAGGCCTTTATGACAACGGAAGATGCACTTGCATTGAAGGACTTTTTCAATCGCAGAAACATTGAATTCAAGGCAGTTTAGAAAGGAATAGGTGAAATGATATGGCAGTAAATAATAGTTTGGTAGCAAAGCAGAATCAGAGATTAGGCATCACAGCATATTTGACTGCTGATGCAGTGAAGAATCAGATCAACAGTGTTGTTGGCGGCAAGGATGGCACCAAGTTCATTTCTGCGGTGGTTTCCGCAGTGAATAACAATCCGGCACTTCAGGAATGCACAAATCAGTCAATTCTTTCGGCTGCACTTCTTGGACAGTCCTTGAACCTGTCACCTTCTCCGCAGTTGGGGCAGTATTACATGGTGCCTTTCAATGACAAGAACAAGGGCAAGGTGGCACAGTTTCAGCTTGGATATAAGGGTTATATTCAGTTGGCAATCCGGTCCGGGCAGTACAAGAAATTGAATGTGCTTGCAATCAAGGAAGGTGAATTGATCCGGTTCGATCCTTTGAATGAAGAAATCGAAGTGAAGCTGATTGATGATGAAGAAGCAAGGGAGCAGGCAGAAACCATTGGCTATTATGCAATGTTTGAATATACCAATGGATTCAAGAAGGCAATGTATTGGAGCAAGAAGAAGATGGAAGCACATGCCTTGAAGTATTCCAAGGGATATGCAGCAAAGAAGGGTTTCACCTTTTGGGAAAAGGACTTTGATGGAATGGCCTTCAAGACAATGCTTCGGCAGCTGATCAGCAAATGGGGCATCATGTCAATTGAAATGCAGATGGCAATGGATGGTGACATGTCTGTGATCAATGAGGATGGCACAAAGACCTATGTTGAAAATGATGATTCCATCATTGAAGCACAGGTGACTGAAATTGATCAGGAAGAATCGGTTCCGGAAGCACCTTCTGAAGATGTAACGGATGCACAGGCTGCATTGTTCGGCAACTAGAAAGGGGGATGCATTATGACCGGAAATGAATATCAGGTATTGGCGGCAAGAACTATCAATCATGACCTTCAGACATGGCAGAAGGAACTTCATGCATTGCATGGAATGGTTGGTGAAATCGGGGAGATCCACAGCATTTGTCAAAAGTTATATCAGGGGCATAGTTTCAACGAAGAACACATGAAGAAAGAAGTGGGTGATCTGCTTTGGTTCGTGGCTGAATATTGCACAGCACATGAATGGAAGCTTGAAGAAGTGATGCAGATGAACATTGACAAGCTGAAGGCAAGGTTCCCGGAAGGATTTGATGCGGAACACAGTCTGCACAGAAGGGAAGGTGACATCTAATGAATAAATGGACAGGCATCGGAAGATTGGTAAAGGATCCGGATGTGAGATACAGTCAGGGCGAAAAAGCCACTTGTGTTGCAAGATACACACTTGCAGTGAACAGAAGATTCAAAAGAGATAATGAACCGGAAGCGGATTTCATCAATTGTGTTGCCTTCGGAAAGCAGGGCGAATTTGCTGAAAAGTATCTTTCCAAGGGAATGAAGATTGCTGTTGTAGGAAGAATTCAGACCGGATCCTATGAAAAGGATGGTGTGAAGCACTTCACCACAGATATTGTTGTCGAAGAACATGAATTCTGCGAAAGCAAGGGAACCGGATCTGCAAGCAATGCAGCATCTGCACCACAGGTTGATCAGGATGGATTCATGAACATCCCGGATGGCATTGATGAAGAATTACCTTTCAACTAGGGAGAAGGTGCAACATGGCTTGGAAAAGATACAGTGGCAACAAATATGGCAGCAAGAAGGTTGAAATTGATGGCATTGTCTTTGATTCCAAGAAGGAAGCAAAAAGGTTTCAGGAATTGTCCTTGCTTGAAAAAGCAGGGGCAATCCAAGGCCTGAACAGACAAGTCAAATATGTGCTGATTCCGGAGCAAAGGGAACCTGACATCATCGGAAAAAGGGGTGGAAGGAAACCGGGGAAGCTGCTTGAAAGGGAATGTGCATATATTGCTGATTTTGTCTATTTTGATCATGGACTTGGAAAGATCATTGTGGAAGATACAAAAGGATTCCGCACCAAGGACTATATCATCAAAAGGAAATTGATGCTTTTTAGACATGGTATTCAGATAAAGGAGATATGAGCATGGGAAGACTGAATGAATTGAAAACGACACAGGGCATTGTGCTTGAAGTCCTGAATGAACAGCCGATGGCAAGAAGCAGTGACAATTATTTGTGTTATATGGTTTATAAGATTGTAGGAAAGAAGAATGGTATTGATATAGATTCCATGTCAATGCCGACATTCTTCCTTCACATGAAGGAATATGGGTTCCCTTCAACGGAAACGATCAGAAGAACAAGACAGAAGATTCAGGCAGAGCATCCGGAACTTGCAGCTGAAGGAAATGTGGAAGCACAAAGGAATCTGAATGAAGAAGTGTTCCGGGAATACGCAAGGGGATGAAATTATGGCAGATGTGAAATGGATCAAGATCACAACAGACATTTTTGATGATGAAAAGATGCTTCTGATTGAATCATTGCCTGATGCAAATGCAATCATTGTCGTTTGGTTCAAGCTGCTTTGTTTGGCCGGGAAGATGAACAACAGTGGTGTGTTCGTGATGAATAACAGGATTGCATATACAGACAAGATGCTTTCAACGATCTTCCGGATGAAGGAATCAACAGTGCAGCTTGCATTGGAAACATTTGAACAGTTTGGAATGATTGAATTGATTGATGGTGTGATCACTATTCCGAATTGGGGAAAGCATCAGAATTTGGACCAATTGGAAGAAAAGAAGCAGTACATGAAGGAATACATGAGGAATTACAGAGAAAAACAGAAAAGTCTTTCATGTAAAACTAACAGTAAAACTAACAGTAAAGCTAATGTTAGCTGCCTAGAAGAAGATATAGAGAAAGAAATAGATATAGATATAGAAATAGAGAAAGAGAAAGAAGAAAAGATCACCTGCAAGCAGGTGGTGGATCTGTATCATTCCATCTGTGTTTCATATCCATCTATCAAAACTATATCTGAAGCACGAAAGAAGGCCATAAATGCAAGATTGAAGGCATACAACCTTGATGATTTCCGGACATTATTTGAAAAGGCTGAAGCATCTTCCTTCCTGAAAGGTTCCAATGATAGAAATTGGTCAGCAAACTTCGATTGGATGATTAAGGATGCAAACATGGCAAAGATCATCGAAGGCAATTATGACAACAGAAAAGGAAGAACAGAACAGGTTCCTTCCTGGATCAAAAAGAACAGCTTCAATGACATCCCAAAGCAGGACTATGGTGATATGGATGCATTTGAAAAACAATTGCTTGGGAATGGTGATCCCTGACTTTGAAGAAAGAAGGGATCGCCTGAAGGCAAGATTGGCGAAAAAATATGGAAAGGGGAAAAGCAATGAAAGCAAAGGACTATCTTCAGCAGGTCATTAAACTTGACAAGATGATTCAAAACAAGCTGATTGAAAAATATCAGTGGAAATCAATTGCACTGTCAACCGGATCCTGTTCTTCGGAACAGGAAAGGGTTCAGTCTTCCGGAAACAAAAGCAGAATGGAAGATGCAGTGATCAGATTGGTTGAAATGGAAGAAGAAATTGATAGATACATAGATGAATTGGTTGATACCAAGAAGGATGTTATCAAGACCATTGAAATGCTTCCTGTCACTGAATATGATGTTCTGCACAAGGT